CGCCTCAAGAAGGCCCAGAGAGAGCTTTCACAGATCAATGGGTATATGCCTAACGTTTTCCAGCTTGCGGAGCGTCTGGAGCTGACTGTAGAGGAGATTAAGGACCTTATGTGTAAAGCACGTCAACCAACTTCTCTGGAAATAAAGATTGGAGAGAATAGGGATACAGCACTTATCGATCTACTGGAAGATGAGACGCAACTACCAGACAAGCTGCTTGAACAGGATTGTGTCAAAGAAGATATCCGCAGCCTGATTAGTGATCTCCCAGAGATGCAAGCTGCAGTAATCGGAATGAGGTACGGAATTGGAGATGAGGTGCTTGAACCACTTTCGATGACAGCAATAGGTCAAATACTGAACATGAGTAGAGACCGTGTCCGAACTCTAGAAAACAAAGCACTCAAAGCATTAAGAGAGGAAAGTGAGAAGGTCTCAGAGTACTTGTAGATTACAATGTAAGTAAGACTTGCATTGTAGAGATGGATGTAACAGATCAGATAACGTTAATCAAACAAACCTACGGGGGTAGTGACAACACTGCACCTGGAGGACTTGCTGCTAGTAAGAATTTAAACTATGCAAAAGGTGCAAGTATTAACAGTGCGCCGCAGGAAACCATAACTGTAATTCCATTCACGTTGAATTACACAGACACAGTCGGACTATTCGGCGCTGAGAATACGTTTGTCAAAGTTAATCTTAATATTATCGATAGTGGTAAAGAGGACTTTGCAGAACCTGGGTGGCAATCATTAGCTATTGACGAGACTTATATCGGTACAGATCCAAACTATACAGATGCATTGATGGACAAAGCGCAAGACCTAGCTCCCGTTAATGACTTCGACCCTGCTGTGTTAACAAGAGACTTGCCAACGCCATGGGATCCAATGGTAAGCATCAACCTTAAGAACAATAAAACTGGCAACAAGTACATCGATAGCTGGTTTGACGTACGTCTATATACAAACCAGAAAGAAGAGCATCCGTTTGATGATATGTATGTACAGCGTAAAGACAGCTTCTACATAGGGTTCCACGCTAGGAACCAAAGGAGGTTGCCATATAATGTTTCATGCACAATCGGTACTGAGCTGTTATCCAGCCTAGATATTAAAGACCGTTCGTTGATTGGTGATTAACTATAACTAGGAAGTCACATTAACTGTGTAAGTTGGATCAGACGCATAACACACGAAAGTTCCAGGGAATGTATAAGGGTCTAATGGTGAAGTACCTGAACTGTCAGCCCATTCAATTGTAAATCCATTTACCGTTTTACTTTTTACAAGCATATGATGGGAGTCATACATTTCTCTATTTCTAATCACTGCGTAGTCAGTATTAGGCTGAGCTGTAGTGAATGTGATGACCATATCTCCAGTCCCTGAGTCATAAGCACCCCAAGTACAGCCAGTACCAGTACCAGCATTGTTAGTCTTAATGAATGCTTGAGCGAAAGGAGCAATGATGGTGACAGGATTACCAACTTCAGTCTTTTTAACTAGCGCATGTCCACCTGGTGTACTGCCATCATGAACACGTAGATTCCAGTTAGTCGTATCTACAGTCACTTCACGTTGAGCACCAACGAGCTGGTCCGTGTTTGTTTGGGTGTCGCCCCTGAATTGCAGTTGATCAGCCATTGTTATGAGTTTGATTTAGGTCAAATGAATCGTCGCCAGCATTTAAATCACAGATATCGACAACAGTAGAATCATCTCCAGCATTCATAGAGATAAACAACTGATTGAATTCTTCCATTATCTTCTTGTGATACTGGTAATATTGATTGAAGCCTTGTACAGGCAGTCCTGGTTCTATGTTAAGGAATATAGGAGTACTATCAATTTTAGGGAAGACATATTCACCAGCAATCGGATCATCAGGAGCTAACTGAATACCGATACGGCGTACTGCTCGATAGTTGTTAAAGGTAAGAGTGTTGTCACCATCGAATTCAATGGTGAGTTCTGTATCATCAGAAGCTGGGACAAACAGATTCAAGTCACCTTTAATTCGGTCAACAGTGATCTTGGTGCATGGTACATAGTCGGCATGGTCTGATTTGTCCCACCATTTAAGAATAGGAAACGTGTCACCTTCAGAAGATTGAGCACGATTAAGACGAGTACCAACCTTACTCTTAACTTCCGTTATACCTCTGAGTACAAGAATCTCAGCCACATTTTACCTCTTAGACCCATAAAACTATTGTAAAGTATTCTTAGCTTCAGCTCTCTTACGTCGCATGTAGTCACGTTTAGCTATGCGCTGACGCTCTCTAGCTAACTCTTCTTGTTCTGGAGTATTCCTTGGACGGCGTTTATAAGCATATTTATTATTGTTTCCGCTACGGCTTACCCAACGCAAGTTAGAAGCCTTGCAATTCAATTTATTGTCATCAATGTGATCTATCATCGAGCATCCTTTTGTTGATCCATATGGAGTAGGTGGTTGGCCCAAGAAAGCGAACGCCACAAGTTTATGAACACATACATAAATAGGTTTCTTCCTACCAATACGTTGCGTCAAAGTGACCATAGGATATCCAGCTTTATGCCATTTGTACTTAAGAATGCGATCCTTATTACCCTTAGTACTCTTAACTTCTCCATCTCTATTAATCATATATTCAATACAGCATTCAAATCCTGGAAGTGAGTGAATAGGCACCCACTCTTGTGTATCGATAAACTGTTCCATAATATTTCGGGAAAACCAATTACACTCCCAATATAAGTATTATTATTTATTTATGTGGACTAGTCGAAGTCCATAAGTAATTTATTCGTTTTGGAGTTACCATCCCATGTGGATTGATAATGATTCGATCGTAAGATTGTAGGATCATTTAAAACCGGATGAACTGCTGGAAACCTAAGTCGAGAGATAAGGCAATCAGCATCCAAGCCCTGGATACATTCAGGGAAGGTTCACAGACTACCTGAGAAGTACAGTCTTCTTAATAACAGGCTAGAGCGTCCGGCACTTATATACAAATTAAGTGATGATATAGTCGGTGCCTTATTAAAGTAAGGATTTTCACGTTCCAAAACTCCTTGGTGCTGAGCTTTATCGCCCACACCCTGCGTACATCATTGAGATGGCCGTTGAGCCCGTGGTTGTTCACGATTTTTCAAAGCAACCTGGCCAAACGGTCCAACTTGATCGTTACCGCTTCTGGGGCAAGCCCGGTACTAAGGAGTCCCGCGAACGTACTGCTGACCAAACTCTTGGCACATCATCAGCACGCAATATCGTAAAAGATAAGGTGTTGGTCACGCTTCGGGAATATACAGGTCCTGCAGATACTCGCGACACAGCTCAGCCTTCTACATTCAAGGTAGCTCGTGAGACCCTGATCACAGCACAACGTTTGCTGCTTGATACAGGTAATTTGAATGTATTCCATCAAAGTATTGGTTCACTAACCCTGCTTGATGACTATCGCCGCTGGCGCGATCGGGTGTTCGCAAATGAACTCCTGAAAGCAGAAGCAAACGGTAAAGCAAGCAGCGATGCTGGTGGCTATTACCTACCTGGTGGTAAGTCTAAAGGCGGCGCAGGTGGCACCCTAGGTGTTACTTATGCAGCCGGAGAGTCAGCTAAATTTGACGTAAAAACCGATCTTCTTGAAGTAGTTAAGGACATGCGTAAGCGCAATGTTCCTACCTTCGCTGATGGTTATTACCGCTGTATTGTTGACCCAACTGCCATGATGCATTTGCGTCAGAACAGTGACTTCCGTGAGATTGCACGTTACCCAGGACAGGGTCTCGTCAATCCTATGCAGCCTGGAGCTGGCCCTAACGCCAACTTCTTCCAAGGCATGGGTCCCGCTTATGGACAAGCTGGATTCGTGGCTGGACAGCCAGTCATGCCAACGGGATTCCTCTTCGAGGGAGTGCGCTGGTTCGAGTCAACAAACCTACCTGAAACTTCCTACAACTTGATCGTTGCTGATGAGGCAGCTGGTGCTGCTGATTACGGTGCCGCTCAAATGATCTTCTTCGGTCCTCAGGCCGTTGGCGTAGGTATTGGTGGTAACAATGCTCAAATTTTGTTGAACAATAACGATGACTTTAGTCGTTTTATCATCATGATTTGGTCCTTGTTTGCTGGTTTTGAAATCCTTAATAAGGACTTCATCACCGTTGGTTACTCTTTCGTATATTAAGGAGGTAACTAGCAATGTCCGTAATTTTTCCCGGTAACTATGTAGCCCACTTGAACGCATATCGCGGTCAAGGCGTAACGGCTCTCCCAGGTATTGAGTTTTATACCGTAATTGGCGTCTATGAAGTAACAGCAACTGCTGCTGCTGGCGCTACCTATGATCTGAAGATCCTTTCTCCAGACATGCGTTCTGACGACAAGCCTCGTTTGGACAAGCCTTGTGTTATTCCTACAGGCGCTAGTGTTTATCGCACAGGCGTAACTGCAGTTAATATCACAGGTTCAGGCACAGATACCCTCACCGTTTCAGGTGTAACCCCCGCTGCTGTATCTACTTCAGCTGCTGGCGTTTACCCTGCTGCTGGTGGAGTGACCGCATTCGCTGGTCTTGGAAGTATCACCCCTGAAGCATCTGATGCAACCATTCAGGTTGTCGCTTCTGATGGTTTCACCATTACTAAAGCTGGCGATCAGGCTGCAATTCTCGTTGAAATTGATTATTTCGTCGATGCATCTGGCCCATCAGCTGACATGGTTGATCTGCCATACAAGATTGAAGCTGGTCAGGGAACCTGATTCTCCTTCAATAACACAATCAAAGCACTCTACGGGTGCTTTTTTTGTGCCTATAATAGCAATAGGTAAAGATATTTAAGATGAGTAATCTATTCCAAGATCAGAAAACTGGTGCGTTAGTTGAATTTATTAACAAGCACGATAAAGAATATGCGATGGTACGAACCTCCTCAGGCTCGATCGCCTATGTAAACATCGATCAATTAGTTCCGTATGATGCAGAGAAAGGTAAAAGACTTAAAGTTGAAACTGCCCCCCAGATTGCTCCAGAGCCTGAAGAGGAAGCACCAAAGACAGTTGTACCTATTGAAGATCGTCGGTTGAATCTAAATGCTGCTACTGCTGAGCAGATTCAAAAGCGTCTCCCCGGTGTTGGTTATGCAACCGCCAAGAAGGTAGTTGAACTAAGAATGTCTCTATCTGGTGAACGTTTTGCCAACCTTAAACAGCTTGAGAACATCCCCCGTGTTAACTGGGATCAACTCATTGAAGACGATTTAATCTTTATCGCTTGATTGCTAACATAGTAATAGTAATCGTGGCATAAGTTAATGGCTTCTGTAGAAGATATTCTGTTAGCAAGAGCAATGCAGGATCAAGAAGGTTACCCTTCAACAGGGGAAGCTGCTAGTGCAGGAGCTGCATTAGGTGCATTGACAGGAGTAGCCGCAGGTCAACCTGCACATCTACTTGGGAAGCTAATAAATAAAGGAAGACAAGCCCCTGGTGGTGGTGCATTTGTTCCAAGGAAGTTCAAAGCTGGACCAAGGATGGCCGGTGCTTTGGTTGGTGCAATCACAGGTGGTGCTTTAGGACCTGGCGTAAAAGCCCTTGCAGAGCAGCAAAGTCCCGCAGCAAGAATTCTTGCAAAGATTCAATCTGGACAGCAGATCACAGTTGAAGATCAGATGATGCTTGAAAATATCCTCGCTGATACTTACAGCAGGATGGCATAAATATGGAACTAAATGATTATCAGAAATCAAAAGTTCGTTTCCACCTAGGATTCAACAACGGTGCCCAAATCCCTGCTGGTGACAGAGCACGTGTAGAAGAAGCAATGGCACTTGTGCCTGATGAAGTGTGGTACGACGAGATCGTTTATCACCTCAAGCGTTGCGACATTGCTTGGAAAGCTAGTGCAGCATTACCTGATGACTACTTCGATCCAGGCGGTAGCAAGACCCTGAACCCTTCAAGACAGGAGATCATTTCAGGAGACGTTTTCCGTACGATCAATACATCAGATCCTCTTAAAGGTGATGAGTATTTCCGTGAGATCTATCTAAGGGAATGCGACAGATTAGCTGAAACTTTGTATTGTCCAAATTACAGAAGGCCTGAAGTAAGGCGCTATGCGTATGAACGTGCTGGTGCTGAGTTCATCATGGCAGTTCCTGGACCAGCAGATACAGCAGTTGGCAGCCGCATCACTTTATCCGAAAACTGGAGATAAATAATGAGTTATTTAACCGGAAGGAGAGGAAGTTTTCATACTAATCACGGTCTCTTTGGGGAGATTCCTTACGAAATTACACCTGAATTAATAGAGAGTAGATGGGATACTCTTGACCTACGTCCAGGGATGGATGGCTTCAGTGGTCCTCCCACATTAGAGAAAATTCCGAATTACAATCCAGATAACGATCCAGGAATTACTAGAATGGCACAAGCAACAGATCCAGAATGGCTGAACATAATTAAAACGCTAACTGGCAAGTTAGAGTAAACGTTTAAGTGTAGAATAGATTTAGGAATAAAAGTTTAATTGTTATGAGTGGATTAAGTCCCGTAAGTATAGGCACTACACCAATTTCTACAAATAGCGCTGACCGTGACTACGCTGCAAAGCTTAAAGCAGCTAAAGCGCAGGCTGACGGTAATCCCAATGTCTTCGGTATTCAAGAACTAGGTGCTGATGTAGGAGAGCTAGTAAGTGACACACGTACAAAGTACGGAGCAGTTACAACAATGCCTAATGTTGATGGTGATTCAACATTTGCACAGAATGAAAGTCCTGGCAACATAGGGTTCACAGATCCTAGAGCTACAACAGGTAATGCTGCTAATGAAGTATCAGCAACAACTGTTCCTCAGGAAGATCCAAGTGAATTTCAGACAGACGCTTTAGCTAAGCGTATGGAGATGCTGAAGGGAACAATGCCCCAAGGCAATATTTCATTAAATGATCGCCGCGAAACAATGAGAGGTTGATGATGGCTAATTCAGAAAAGCAACAAAGGGCAGAGATCCTAGATCCCAAAAGATTTGAAATGGCCAAGCAGATGTCACCCCTGCCTGGTTCTCCTGATGCAATGGTCAATAATCCACAAAACCTACCTGGTCCTCAACCAAGCAGTATGAGTGGCGTTAATCTTTCACCCTATGGTGATATGGGACGTAGTAATGATCCTCGGTTAGGTGGAGTATGGGCACAGCCTAATTCTGGAATACAGCAAGCAAACACTGCTGGTAGAGGCTATCAAGGAAATATCGGTAGGTTAGAGATTGATCAAATTCAGCCTCCACCAGAGGCAAGTGATCCACTTGAAGCATCAAGGTTGGACGATACGGCAAGGAAGTATGGATTGAACTTTGGGCCAATGGGTCCAATTGGTATGGAAGCTACTGCCGCAACCGGGGCACTTCCAGCAACATTGAATGTCAACGAGAACACCCTGGCATTCGGTGCTCCATTTACAGGAGCAAAGGGAACAGGAATGGGCCGTGGCAGCGGTCGCAATCAAAAAGCATAAGGTAAGTACTAATGGCCTCAACCTCAACAAATAAGCAACCACTGCTAGTCGATAGTGTATTACACACAGTTACTAATCTAGACAGTGCAATTACATCAACTTTTGATGTATCAGGTACAAACACTGCGGTACTATTAGTAAATGCAGTAACGACTGATGGTGCAATCATTGAAGATATCTACTCGATTGCTCGTGGTACAGTAGCTGCGAAAATCAACCTCTATCTAAGTAGTGCCACTGATTATCTTCGTTCAACAGAAGGTGTACTGATAGGTCAGTTTAATAGTGGAACGACTGTAGGTGCTGTTACACAGTTCGCAAACATGCCAAAGATTCTTGCTCCTGTGCCACATGCTGGTGGTGAAGGGCAACTAAGAGCACTTTATATTCCTAAAGGGAAAGCACTTTGGGCAGCACGTGAAAGTTCTTCTGTTCTAACTGATGGTCCCTTAGTTGGAGTTCAAGGCGGCTGGTACTGATGCCTAGGAAACAGAATGGTTTTGGTAAGTCAAAATCATTCAATGGTGTCAATGCAAGGATTGATAAAGGTAAAGGAAAAGCTGCTGCTGGTACATATCCAAGCAATAGACAATTTGGTTCGTCCGTTCACCGTACGATTATCGAGAAGTATGACTTAGAGAGCACTTGGGCTAAGTGGCGTCGTGGTATGGAGTACTACTACGAAAGTGCATATGATGATATGTTTGAAAGAGATGCCAACGGGAATCTTGTTGTAGATGCTAATGGTGATCCAGTTCGTCAAGTCATTAATTCAAAGCTATACCAAGGAACTCCAGAAGAAATGGATGTCAGCTTTATTGGCTGGAGATATCCCACAAAGAATGCTGATACAAGAAACCACTATGTAGTCAGACGTGACAACATTAATCCGCCAAACCTAGGAGTAATAACGTCAGTAGAGAACAATCCTGATCTATACCCAGACAACAAAGCACGTGGTGAAATATGGGTGCAAGGTGCTAGCAGCACTGCATTAAAGAGGATGGTTGGAGAACGTGTAACTGATGAAGTCACTGAAGCAACTATTATCAACGTACTGACATCAGCAAAACGCCCAGCTATCTATGTAGGGAAGTCATACCCTACAAACAGTACAACGCTTACCGTTAGTGTTCCATTAGCTGAAGTGCTTGCTACAGCAAAGGTTCAGAACAACAATGGTGATGTTCAGTGCTTAGTAGGTGAGGTTGGATACCTGAAAGACTTTTTTGTAGAACAAGCAATAACTAATGAAGTATTCACAGATGGTGATTACTATTTTGAAGTATCGGCAGAGGAGATCGGCAGCAATCAAGGCTTTGAAATTCTGGATAATACTGGTGACTTACCGCCTTCTCTGTATGACATCGCAAACTTACCAAAGTTATATGACACAGTTAATGCTTCATACACATTAAAAGGTACATATACATACCAGAAAGAGTTATATCAACGCTTCTTTGGTAGACAGTACTTGACTGCAGACGTAGTAAAGAGTGAAGTCTCCACAGCAGCATTCACAGTAATGCCATTTACAATCCTCTCGGTGCTTGTAGTCGGTAGTCAACTTGAAATTACATCAATTCCATTTGATGGTGAACTGACGTTATACGCTCAAAATGATAATGGCTATCTAATCATGGCAGACAATAGCTTCACTAAAACGGAGCTAGATGAATACGATGGTGAGTCGTACCACGCCCCAGGAGCACCCGGCGAAGCACCATGGAGACGCATAGATACAGACATCGATCCATGGATGGATGAGGTATTCACCAGTGGCAATCAACTAAAAACGGCAAATGCTTACTGCTGCAGCTGTCCAGACTATGCTCATGCAAAAATAAGAATGCCTGAAACACAAGGCAGTGACGGGGAAATTTCCAATCGGCAGGTACGTTACCCATTACCAACTGTAATGAGCGAGTCAGACTTCAGGGCACTGGGATTAAATCAGGCTGCTGGTATCGTCCAAAGCTGGGAAGACCAACGTCACAGAAATAGCTTCAGGATGTGCAAACATACGATTGCCACAATGTTCGTTGACAAGTTAAAAGTAAAGGAACCTAATAGTTACCCAACTGTTGAAGCTAGGATAAGTTTTGAAGAGAAGCTCAAGAAAGATATAGAAGAAACAGCGGAACAGTTCATTCCATCTGTACAGCGCTCAGGAATCACAACAATTGAATTAGTTTATGCATTAGCTAATGGATTAAACTTGGATGATGTAGAGCTAGCAACCGTTGTACTGAATTCTAAGTACTGACCAGAAGTTACAATATAAATAAGTAACTTGATGGAATAGTGTGACTTCTTTTGTACCACAGCCAGGTTCTGATTGGCCTCCTGGTTTAAATTACGCTCAGAGTTTTGGAGGCGTTGTATCAGCCTTTAACGACATGCGTGTCGCAAACTTTAAGGAACCAAAGGTATATCCTAGTAACTTCTCTGGAATCATTGCGGCTGTAAAAGATCTAGAAGATTGGGGCAATGCTGGAATGGGCGAAGTACCTCCAGGGTGGACTCCAACAATTGATGAGAATGGTGTAATCACAGGTGGTGCTTGGACTCAGACACCTAAGGAAGGTCAACTATGGTTTGACTTAAGGGATGGTCGTCTTAAGATTTGGTATGGCGGTACATCAGGAGATTTCTATCAAGTCAACGGTGCTGATGGACTAACAGCAGTTGGAACGACTGCACCAGCTGAGGCACCAGAGGGAGCACAGTGGTTCAATACAAGTAATAATTCACTCTATCTTTACTACAGTGGAACGTGGTCACTATTAAGTGGAGGCGCTGCGTCGTTTGATACGTTGACCTTGCTGCTAACAACAGCTCAATCAACGGCACTTGCCAATGCTCCAACCAGTGGTGCGTTACCAAGTGGGGTAGGTAAGACGAAGCAGAATGACATGAACGTATGGAGTCTGGACTCCTTAATTGCGTTAGATGCTGCAATTACTAACCTAAGACCTAATACATTTATCCAGATATCAGCAACTGCACCTAATGTTGCAACTGCTGTAGCTGGTGATTTGTGGTACGACTCCACTAATTATGATTTAAAAATATTCTATAAACCGGATGCAAACCCCGGAACATGGAAACCTGTACAAGAAACCAGTGCTGGTCAGTCGCAGATCGATACACTGACAGCAAATCTGGCAACAACAGATGCAAATCTAGCTGCAGAGATTTCAACAACTAATACTGAGATCACTGCTTTACAGGCAACAGATGCTACAAACCTTACAAACCTAACAGCTCTCAATACGGCTTTAGATACAAGGGTAACTACCCTTGAGAATGCTCCAACTCCAGCACTAGCATCAGATCTGCCTAATTATGTTCTAGCAACAACTTACAATCCAGCTATTGCATCACTCAATACACAGATTGCTACTGTAGATGCAAGTATTCCTGACGTTAGCTCCTTTGCTACAACAGCAGCTCTGAATACTGAAGTCGCCAACCGTCAAGCCGCAGACGCCAACTTTGCTACTACTGCAAATTTGACAACAGAAGTGGCTACCTTAAATACAAGCATTGGCACAACCAATACTGCAGTTGCTCTAAAAGCAGATATCACATATGTAGACACTCAAATAGCAGCAGTAACAGTGGATGAGTTCACTGACACTGTAGAAATGAAGGTGGCTGATTTAGCGAAAGCAACCTTAGATTTCTCTGGAGATCATACTTATGCAAGAAACGCATTTAAGTACAAGTCATTTGACAGTGCTGCGAACACAGACTATTACACATCATTCGGCACCACAGCTGAACTATGGGAGTACGCTTGGGACTTCACTGATAATGAAGACTTCTGCTGGAAACACACCGCTTCAGGTGTAACCAGTAAAGTATTCAGCGTATCGAAGGACGGCCCTGCCTGTTCAAATCTGATCATTGGTGACTTTGCTGCGAACACTAGTGCTGGCAGGCAGTTGAGCAACACTATTGATGTTAAAGATCGTTTGACTAAGCACAAAGCTGCATTGGAAGGAATTCGTACAGCGTGTAATGATGCAGCAATTACAGATGTTGCAGCATTGAAGACAGCAATTGCAGCTGCTCTTGTGAATGTCTAATTAGATAGGATGTACTTACGAAATAAATAAGCATATGTTTAAGCCAGAAGATTTTCAAGTGCCGTTAGAAATGCAGCTTAAATTGCGTGTAATGACGGATGAAGTCAAGAAATGCACCAACGTAGAGGAGCTTCAAGAGCTTGCAATAAGCACGACACTGCTATTAGCAAAGTATCAGCACTTACTTAATTCCACATTGAAGGGCGTTCTAGAGAAAGAAATGGATGAAATGCTAGGTGAAGTTGAGACAAGTTAAAATAAAAGAAGTAATAGAAAGATTAACACATGCCTAGCATTGGAGATACAAAAGTAGAATTTACACGATCATATGTATTCTTGAATCCTCCACTAGCTGAAGGACCAGCTAATAATGAGCTGGGTGTAGGTGCATGGAGATTATCAGTAGATGACACTGCCAGTGGTGGTGGTGGTGGCGGTGGTGGAGGCGGTGCAATTACAGCTCAAGCTGTTGTGGATGCTACAAGTCCAACTATCGTTAAGAACCAGTTGATTTACATCACATCCACTGGTACTTGTAAGCCAGCTATTGCAACTTCTCTTACTACATCAAAAGTAGCTGGTGTTGCAACAGAGACAATTACTGCAGGCAACACTCTCACATATTCACGCAACTTGAATATAGATATCACTACAACTGCGTCTGTAATTGATGGAAGTCCTGCAGCCTTGGTTCCAAACACTTGGTACTTCTTGAGTTCCACGAATGCAGGATACTGGACAACAACTCCAGATACAACAACTTCTGGCTACGTCAATATCCAATGTGGCCTAGCAATCGGCACTGTTCAGATGTCGGTAGAAATTCAACCACCAACGGTAATCTAAGATGGCAAATCGTCAAGTCACAGTACTAAATCCTGCTGGTTATCAGGAGTTACTCCAGTCAGCCGACACATTGGTTGTTGAAGGTGCTGTCAATATGAGCAGCAATTTAATTGGAGGCCTGCCTGCTCCTGTTAGTGACAATGATGCTGCAAGAAAGAAGTATATAGATGATGCCATAGCTAATGTTAACTTAGATCTTCAAGGTGTAACTGATAACGGAAGTACAACAACTAACTCAATCAGTGCAGCTGGTGGTACATTCTCGGGGAGTGTTAGTGCAGCTGGTGGTACATTCTCGGGGAGTGTTAGTGCAGCAGGAGCTACTTTTACAGGTGATGTTCAGTTAGGTGTTACGACTGATCCAACTAATCCTAGAGATCTTAATCTGATTGCTAACGGTCACATCTATTTAGGTGATTCTGGTGGAACACATTTAAACTTAATACATAACGGGAGTGGTGATTCATGGATTCAGTCCACAGCACCGTTGTATATAAAAGCTACTGAGCTTTACGTCCAAGAGCAGGGAGATTCTGATAAGGATTGGATTCACTGTTTACCAGTAGGAAGTGTTCAAATTTCTTATGATGGTGGCACGAAAATAGAAACTACATCTGATGGCGCTAAGGTAACAGGAAATCTAGAAGTAACTAATAATATTCATCTAGGTAGTACTGATAGGATTTACTTTGGTGATGGTGCTAGTAATGACTGGAATCCAGGCAGTTATGAGATGTATGAAAATACTGATCTATACATTAAATCAAATGCCGGTCATATGCGTCATCAGGTTCCAGCAAGTCAGAGCGTACTACTTGAGGGCCCTACTGGATCACTAGCTAAATTCATTGAAGGTGAC